TACCTACCAATGTTTCAAGAACATTAGATATGATACAGGTTAGTTATACACATGACAATCACACGTATACTAAGGTAATCCATTCGGATGGTAGACAATATACTCATGTAGATTTCTTAGGGAGTGAGGATGCTCCTCCTAAGAGTTGGCAGGAAAAAGGAATGTGGCGATATTATTAGGAGAAACTTATGAATCGTATAGTATTTGATATAGAGGGGAATGGATTAACTGAGGTTATTGTTAGTCAAAAGGGTGAGGTAATCCAAGAGGGTAACATGGTACACTGTATGGTGTTACAGGATTTAGATAGTGATAAGTGTATAACATTCGGACCTAGTGAGATAGAAGAAGGGGTGGAACTTCTACGTAAAGCAGATCTTTTGGTAGGACATAACATTATAATGTATGACATACCTATGCTAGAGAGGCTGTATGGTACGATAGATACTGAATGTGTAGACACTTTAATAATTAGTAAGCTAATGTTTCCTGATCGTAATCACCACCCTTTAGGAAGTAACTCTCTTGCATCATGGGGAGATCATCTCGGTGAACCGAAGAGTGATTACCAAGGGGGATGGGAAGTCTTTAGTGAAGAGATGCTAATGTACTGCAAGCAGGATACTAAAGTTAATAAGAAAGTATACATGAAACAACTACCATTTATGCTAGAGAATGAACGAGTATTATCCTTTGAGCATATATTATCTAAGATCATAGCCCAACAGACTACCAATGGATTTAATTTTAATCTAGAAGCTGGGCTTAAACTTGAGAAGAAGTTAATGGATATCAAGAATGGGATAGTAATAGGGTTTGAAGATATCTTCCCTACTAGTATACTAGAAAGATACTCAGATAAGACAGGTAAACGACTTAAGGATAGGATTATACAATTCAATCCAGGGTCACGTAAGCAGATAGCTGATCGTCTTAAGGATAAGTATGGTTGGAAAGCTCCATTAACAGACAAGGGTAACCCTAAGGTTGATGAAGCTATCCTTAAGAAACTAAAGTATCCGGAGGCTAGACTGTTAGTAGAATACTTCTCAACTATTAAACTAATGGGACAGGTATCCGACTGGATTAAGAGAGCATCTAACTCTAGAGACGGTAGGATACATGGATCTATAAATCCTCAAGGTACAGTAACAGGTAGGATGACAGCAAGCCAGCCTAATTTACAGCAGGTATCAGGAGATCCTAGGGCTAGATCTTTATTTATTCCTAGTAATGGGTGGCTACAGGTAGGTATAGATGCTAAGGGACTAGAGGCACGGATGTTAGCTAACCGTATGTTTCCTTTTGATAGCGGGGCATATAGTAAGATTATCATAGAGAAAGATATACATAGTGAAAATCAAAGATTAGCAGGGTTACCTAGTAGAGAGGATGCCAAGACATTCTTCTATGGATTTATCTATGGGGCTGGGGATGTTAAGATTGGTAAGATTGTTGGTAAGTCAGCATACGTAGGTAAGCAATTAAAGAATAGATTCCTTAAGGGATTACCAGCTTTAGATAAGGTGATTAAGGATTGTAAGTTTCAGGTTAAAAAGGTAGGGACTATAACTCTATTGGATGGACGTTCTGTACCATGTCGTTCATCGCATGCTGCACTGAATGTTCAACTACAAGGTGATGGGGCTATAGTAATGAAGCTTGCTCAGTGTATACTAGACCGTAAGATTAAGAGACAGGGGTATGAAGACTGTGTTAGATTCATGGCTACTGTGCATGATGAATGGCAAATAGAATGTGTACCCGCTATAGCAGAAGAGGTGGGAAAGATGGGGTGCGATAGTATAATGGAAGCAGGTATACGTTTGGGGTGTGAAGTTCCTTGAGAGGGAGAGTTTAGAATAGGTAATAATTGGTCAGAGTGTCATTAAGGAGTACAATGGATAAACAGAATAAGATAAGAATATATATAGCAGGACCTATGAGAGGACATAACTGCTTTAATTTCCCTGCATTTTTTAAGGCAGAGAAGAAGCTACAGAATAAAGATATCTATGATGTAGTAAACCCAGCGAGGATAGATGAAGAGGAGGGATTTAATCCTAATAATTCATCAGCAGTATCTAACGAATTCTTACGTAAAGTATTCGGTAGAGATATTAAAGAGATCCTTAAGTGTGATGCCATATACATGCTGAAGAGTTGGGACAAAAGTCTAGGAGCTAAGATAGAACATGATCTTGCATCTCTCATGAACATGCATATCTTGTATGAGCAATGAGTAACGTAAGAGTAGGGTTTTATGAGTATACCCATAAGATGTATCAAGGTAGTTCACATAGGATATGGGCATTACTAATTAAGTTTTTCTCTCGTTCTATCTATACACACTGTACTATAGAGATTGATGGCAATACTTTAGTAGCTTTGATAGGGATAGATGCAACATTTGCTTCATCAGAAACTGTTAATTCTTTTTTAGGTGAGCCAGATACTTGGGTAGAATTAGGTGAGTTAGATGTAGACGTAGCAGGTATAGATAAGAATATCTTACAGTTTAAACAAGGATCAATAAGTAAAGTTTTACTTTGGTACTTTGTAACTAGATGGTTTGGTAGTAAAAAACCAAAGACCTGTACTTCTATAGTATGTGAGATACTTTCTCATTGTGGATATCATATAGAAAAATATGTGTTACCATCTGAGATTTATAAGGAGATTAAGAAATGAATTTTATTATGATAGGGGGCAAGGGGAGAGTAGGTAAGACTACATTGGCGCATCTGATAGCAGACCATGGCTTTAAGAATGGATTAAGACCGCACATAGTTTCCTTTGCTAATACTATTAAACGAGAGGCTGAACAGGTAGGTCTATCCAAGGAAGAAGATCCTGTAAAGTATCGTGCGTTCTGTCAGAATGCTGGTGTCTCTCATAGGGAAGCAGATCCTGATTACTTTATTAAGGAACTACATGATGTATTAATAGAATACTATAGTGAAGAGCATGCTTTAATAGAGTCCAGTAGTAAGTATTGGGATACTCTTATTATTGTAGATGACTGTCGTTTTATAAATGAGGTTGCCTATGGTAGGTGTCACAATGCTACTCAGATTTTCTTATTATCTGGGGGTAGAGAACTAATAGATGCAACTAATGAATGGCGTAAGGATTTGTCAGAAGATATGGCTAATAGAATTAACAGTGGTGATAAGGATTACGGTGAGTTATTTCCTTGGATGCTTCTTAACGATAAGACTATAGAAGATCTAGAGGAAAAGATTGCACCCCTACTAGATCATTGGTGTGGACTGGATGCTATGTGTGATGAGGATTGTGAGTGTGATTTTTGTACACTACTTAAAAAAGATAACGGATTAACAGAGGTGTTTGAAGACCTCTATAAGAAAATATTAGAAATGTTTGGAGAAGATAATGAAGAAACCGAAGATAGCAATACTTGATGGGGATATTATAGCCTATAGAGCAGCGTTCTGGTCTGATGCCGAAGGTATAGATGAACTTGAGGGAAGGCTTAAGCATGATGTGAAACAATGGACACCTGAAGGATGTTCAGCTGTTGTATCTTTATCATGTAGTAGAAGAGATAACTTTAGGAGAGATTGTTGGGCATCTTACAAGGGGCATAGAGACTTTAGACCTGACCCTGATAACCTAGCTTACTCAATGGAATTAATTAAAGGTATGTCTAATATAAAAACCATACCAAGACTAGAGGCTGATGATATAATGGGGATCGGGGCATCCTCCGGTACAGCTATTGCAGTAACGATAGATAAGGATCTATGTGGAGTACCTGGATGGCATTGGAACCCTGATAAAGAAAAGAATCCTAGGTTTATTACAGAGGAAGAAGCTAATGACTTCTTCGTATGCCAGATAATCTCAGGAGATACTACTGATAATATCCCAGGTTTACCTAAGTGTGGTAAGAAATTCTTTGAGAAAGCGATCCAATGCTTTGATGCTGAGGATAGGTATCAAGAGACATGGTGGGCTTTTGAAGAGAGAGGTTATGATTATGAATACTTCCTATCACAGGCTAGATGTGTTAGGATTTTACGAATGGAGGACTACGATGTTGATACACAGCAACCAATTCTTTGGGATATTCCTAAAGATATGCCCTAGTTTCGGGGATTATAGTAATGTTTTAAGCCCAATTATTCTTAAGGAGTACGTTTAATGGATCAGTTTCAAGAATTTGTTGTCACTAGGAGCTATTGTAAGTGGAGTGATGACCTAAATAGAAGAGAGAATTGGGGAGAATGTGTAGATAGATACTATGAATACTTTGGTAAAAGATTTCCTCAGGTATTAGGATCTGAGTGGGATGATATCCGTAAGTCTACCGTAGATAGAGAGGTATTCCCTAGTATGAGAGCCTTGATGACAGCAGGTTCTGCTGCAGATGTAGACGATACTTGCCTGTATAACTGCTCTTACTTGCCTATTAATACCATTAGATCATTTAGTGATACATTGTACATACTATGTTGTGGAACTGGGGTTGGTTTCTCCTGTGAGAAAATGGAGATAAATCAATTACCTTCTATTCCATCTATTGAAAGAGATGATAAAATGGTTATCACTGTACCTGATTCCCGAAGAGGATGGGCAGAGTCTCTCAAAGAACTGATGTCTTCCTTGTATATAGGGATACATCCTACTTGGGATACTAGTGCAGTACGACCTAAAGGGGCTAGACTAAAGACCTTCGGTGGAAGGGCATCTGGACCTGAGCCTCTTGAGAGGCTATTCAAGTTTGTAGTGAACCTGTTCTATGAAGCTGAAGGTAGGCAACTAATGCCTATAGAAGTACATGATATTATATGTATGATAGGAGAGATTGTTATCGCTGGTGGTGTTAGAAGATCCGCTTTGATATCCCTCTCTGATCTAGATGACCGCGAGATGTCTAAGGCAAAATCCGGTGCGTGGTGGGAAACCTCTGGGCATAGGGCTCTTAGTAATAACTCTGCGGTATATTCATCTAAGCCTACAATGGGTAGATACATGGAGGAATGGTCTTCACTATATGACTCACACTCTGGTGAGCGAGGTATCTGTAACCGAGAGGCTATGGATAAGATAGCTACCGCATCAGGTAGAGAGTCTTGTAACTGGGGTACTAATCCCTGTAGCGAGATCATACTACGACCTAAACAATTCTGTAACCTATCTGAGGTTGTTGTAAGACCTTACGATAACAAGACTTCACTTAAGAGAAAAGTTAGACAAGCAGCTATACTGGGGACTATCCAGTCAGCTTGTACTAGGTTTACTTATCTAGATTCTGAATGGAAGAAGAACTGTGAAGACGAGAGGTTACTAGGGATATCCTTTACAGGTATCTATGACAGTAAACTTATGTCAGTCCCTAACAAAGGACTTGCAGAGTTACTAAAGGAAC